TACACTGTCTTTAAGTAATCAGAGGGATTTTGTAAAAATACAGTCTGTTATAGATTACCAACATAAATACTTAATGTCAGCAGCTTTATGGATATGGAGTTATGAAATTGCTCCACTAGGTATAATAAAAGAAATCCCTTTACCTTTTCCTGGACTAAAACAGGTTTTTGAACAGAGTGAAAAAATTTTAATATATGAAAAAAATGAGTTTAATAAAGTTCAAATAGGTGCTGTAAGTACAATAGATAATGTTAAAATTTCTTTAAGAGCGAGTGTAAATTTGGAGAACAACGGGAATAATTACTATGTCGTACCTATACGAAAAGGATGGGCTGCTGATAGTTTATCTTTTGATGTCGGTATGTTTAAAAATGGAAGTATTGATTTGGACTTCAAGGAGAGTTAAATGAGTTTAGTAGTTTATAATACATATAAAGAAGCCCATAATGGTTACCCTACCGTATATGGACTAATTGCTGTCCCTGATAATAATTCTTCTGTTACTCTCGGGGCAGAGCATAAATACGTTGGAAATGATTACCAAAAACAAATAAGAACAAACTATAAATCAAGTCAAAACTCAATCAGTTTTACTTATATAACAGATAATATAGAGGACAGATTTAAGTTTTTTGACTTTTTCTTTAATGTTATAAAAGGTAGAACCGAGTTATTAGCTGTACCTACTTATACAAATGACATAGAGTTATACTCAGATTATCTGAATGGAGATAACTTGATAAATATAAAATATAATGGATTTTTAACATCTATTAAGGAAAAAAGACTTACTTTATTTCACAAAAAAACAAAGGAATTTAGAGGTATAGTAGACATTATCTATCAAGTAGATGAAATAACTAGTGAACCGTACTTAACTTGTGTTTTGGAAAAATCATTTTCCGCTCCCGCCAGAAAAGGGGAATGTACATTTTGTAGAGCTTTCATAACAAGAGCAACAAGCAATGTATTACCTTATGAAATAGTAAATACATTACCTATGGTTAAAGTTGAGATGGAATTTAAGGAAATTACAACAGTGGATACCAATAGATTAGTACCACTTACAAATTAAAGGATAAAATATGGAACTATATCAATTTTCAGTTTTTAATAAAAATTATTTTTATAATACAGGAAACTTTGAATACATTTTAGATGATATAAAATACGAACCTCAACCAATAAGCAGGGATAGTTTTTCTTATGGGTTAAAAAAGAATGATTTAACGATAAAAATACCCGTAAATCTACCCCCTTTTGATAAAACAGTTGATAAGACCTTTTTAGTAGATATAAAAATGTATATTAAAAGTATGGAGGGGGATTTACTATTTAAAGGGGTTATATCTAATACAAAAACAAAGTTTGATGAGGGAATAATAGAAGCTACGGTATCGCCGTCCGAAGTAGTAGGAAACTTGGTAATACCGAATGTTAAATATAGTCCAAAATGTATCTGGGCATTATATTCTTCCGAGTGTGGGGTTAAAAAAGCAGACTGGACCATTATTTTACCAAAAGACGCTTTTACTGTCTCTAATAATACCACTACTTTTAAAAGTAGTGCTTTGGAGGGCAAAGATGAGGATTATTGGGCTTGGGGAACATTATATTCAAGAGAAACAGGGGAAAGTGTGATGATTTTAAATAGTAAAGATGACACTATAAATCTGTTATCTTCTTTTATATCTCTACAAGAGACTGAACTTTTTGAAGTGTCCGCAGGTTGTTCAAAAGATTACCCTACTTGTAGGGATAAATTTCACAATAACTTAAATTATGGGGGATTTCCCGCAATACCAAAAGTTAACCCAATAAATCAATTTTAAATTTGGGTATAATTATAAAAAATTTTAAAGGATGTAATATGTTGACTGCGTTTCTGATATTTGGAGCTGTTATGATTATACTAGCTCTTTTTATGTCTTTTCCGGAGCCTCCAAGTATGGCACAAAAAGCTTACACAACAAGTGATTTTAAAACCCCCGACTTCTCCGAAGCCCGACCAATTCCTAAACTATACGGGACTAATATAGTTACGGGGAATATAATGTATTTTGGTGGAGTTAGGGCTAAATCATTTGAATACTGTTCTGACGCTTCTGGGGGAGGCAAGTAATGGGTGGCGGAGGAGGAAAAGGAGGAGGGGGAAGACAATGCTCTCCTGCTGGATATGCTTATTTTGCCAACTTTGCTTATGCTTTTGGTAGGGATTACGATAAGATACTTGAATTTTGGAGAGGGGAAACAATAATATGGAACGGAAACAATTCGGATAGTATATTTGATTTCTTCGCACAGACAGGTAAGCCAGGTAACATCCAATCATCAAAAACAGGTAAAAGTAAGGTAAGATTTTATAAATCGGGACAAACTTCTGCTGACCCAGATTTAACTAGTTGGTCAGGCTATGAAATAGCATATAAAGAGACTTGTTATGCTGTTTTTAATGGTTGCTTTATAGGAGATAATGTAAACCAACTACCTAGGTACAAAGCAAAACTTATTAAAACAAAATACCACAATGGGGTGGTCTGGGAAGATAGTGATGGTAATGATGTATCTGAATTTGATGGAGATGTAAATCCAGCAGTAGCTATCTATGATTTACTATTGAACGAAGCTAGACTATCTCCTGAAATGATGGATATGGATAGTTTTAAAAGAGCCGCTGTGACTTTATATCAAGAAAACTTAGGTATCAGTTTTATGTTATCAAAAGAACGTAAAGTAGCGGATTGGGTTCAAGATATACTAGATACCATTGACGGAATACTGTATTACTCTCCTATATCTGGTAAATACTTTTTAAAACTATTAAGAGACGATTATGATGTAGATAATTTACCTGTATATGATGAAAGTCTGATGAAAAATATAGAGCTTACTCAGTCAAGTTGGGCTAATGTATTTACGCATTTTAATCTATCTTATGTAGACCAAAGAGATGGAAAAGAAAAAACTATTGCTTTTGTTAATAATGCTTCTTTACAGGTATTAGGTAGAAAGACAGAAAAGAATGTAAAATTACCTATGATTTCACGTGATGAAGTAGTACACAATATAGGAGGTAGGTATCTAGCTAAGTACAGTAGACCATTTAAACAGTTAAAATTCAAAGCAAGTTTTTTAGATTTACCTAGTCTAAAAGTAGGAGATGTTTTTATATTTCAAAATACTCTGCTTGATACAAAACCGACTGTTTTTAGAATACAAAAAGTAGCAGGGGATGAAGATAAAACACTTGAAATTGAAATAGAAGCGGCGGAAGATGTATTTGCTTATAATAAGACTATTACAAAACACGCGACAACAGAGTATTCAGGTATGAGTGCTTTTAATTTTGATATTACCTCTAAACCTGAAAAATACCTTATTAAAGACGCAGCAAGAGAAATGTCTTACGGAAGACAACTGATAATAGGATGTAATAAAATAAAAAGCACAAATGAGTTAATAACTGATACAGAGATAAAAAGTGGGTCAGGAAGTCAAAAACTAATGCCGTATTTTATTTATACTAAACTAAAAGATACCATTCCAGAAGCTTCGTCTCCTAATTTAATAGATAGAGAGTTTACTTTTAGGATTGTAGATGTATATAATGCGTTTTATAATATAACATACTCTAATTCTAATATAGATAACATTAAATATGGATTATATATAGAAAACGAAATGTTAGCATTTGGAGGTGCCAAAAAGGTAGACGAGGATAGCGATGGGAATGCTATTTATGAGATAAAAGGTTTGATAAGAGGGTTACAAGAAACAGACCCTGTTAAACACAACAGTGATAAAGATATTACAGTATGGATACTTCCTTATGAACTAAGAAAACTACGTTTATTTGGAGTAGAAGTGAATAAGACTAAATACTCTTTTGCTTATTGTAATCCATTAGAAGTAGGAGAGTATTTAGAGAGTGAGGATGAATATGAATATCAAGGACTGGCTGAAACCCCTTACCCACCGCAGGTTCATACAGCCCAGGAAGACAGTGATGGAGGCTACATAGTAAGATGGTCTCCTCGTGTTAGGTTACACGGAGCTAATTACAGAAGTCCTGATAATATAGAGGGAGGACAAGATGAGGGTATGTTTGAGGGGTATTTTCTAATTACATCTGATAATAATGATGATATAGTAGTAGATGGAACATACGGGAAAATAGAATATACTCTACATATAGACGTAAAAGACAACTACCAAATACAGACAGTAATAGGTAGTAGAAAAAGTAACAAAGTAAAACTAGAAATAGGAATATAAAATAAAAGGAACTAAAAATGAGTTTTGATAGACAATTAGTTAATTCAATAAAAGAATTTGAGGGATTTGATGGTATGCCTTACGAAGATAGTAAAGGGTTACCTACAATAGGATATGGAACTCTGCTGCCTATAACGAAAGAAGAGGCAGAGTTATTACTTAACCATAGACTAAATATAGTAAAAGAAGAGTTACTTTATGCTAAACCTATTGTATCTAGTCTAACAGATAATAGACAAAGAGTACTTTTCAATATGGGGTATCAATTAGGAGTACCTAAATTGTTAAAATTTAAGAAAATGTGGAGAGCAATAGCTAAACAAGATTATGATGAGGCTAGTAAAGAAATGTTAGACAGTAAATGGGCAAAAAAAGATAGCCCCAATAGAGCTAATAAGTTAGCAGAGATTATGAAGAGGGGGTAAA